AGCTGCCATTGAAGAGGATTATGAAAAAGCTTTAGAAGAATTGGAAGATGTGAAAAAGCAAAAAAGGCACGAATACGAAAAGAAGTTTAGACATGACAAGGTTCAGCTAATTAAAGATATAGAAACAAAATTTGGTATTGAATATGTTCCTTAAATTGCTTTTGATGTTGACTATGACTGCGCATGCCGATGAGGCAGCCAAGTTTACTGTTTTGGAATATAAGGCACCGGCACCATTTGCCGGCGTGCTCTTCGATGAGAACGCGACAGCTAAAATGCTTTCTGATTATGATATTGCTCTATATGCATGCGATATCCGCCTGGAGTATGAATTAAAACTCCAGAAAGAAGAATATGATTTTAAAATAGATACCTTAAAAATAGAACATAAAGCCTTAACAGATGAATATGATTTGTTTATAATGCAGAAAGATAAAGAGATAGATGCCCTCTCGACTGCATTGAAAAAAACCTCCCCGCGTCATAAATGGCTATATTTTGCTGGCGGTATCCTAATTGGATCCGCAGCCTCTTATGGAGCATATAGAGCATTCAAATGAACAACAAAGACCTAAACCATATAGCAGCGCTCGAAAAAGCAATAGTAGAGAAATATGGAGACGATGCAATAATGAATCCAAAGTCCGACTGGGATGAGGAAAAGGAAAAGGCATTTCTCGAACAAATGAGAGAGTTCTACGAAAAAATAAAGAAAAACGAAGAACATCAAGAGAAAATTGATATAAATGGTATAAAGGTATCAAAAAAACTACTTAATAGAGAATCTCTAAAAACTTGTCCTATCTGCGGGTCATTCCCTAAGAAATCTATGGATGATGTTTGTTTCGTAAAATTTGACTGTTGCTTTAACTGCTACGTCAAATATGTCGAAGGAAGAGAGGAAAGATGGCAAAAAGGATGGAGACCAGATAATGGCAACAGTTTATGAAATAGTTAAAGGCTTATCACAAGCCGCAGCAAATGCTTATGACGGAGCGCTTGATGAGAACGGCGATGCCCTCCAAGCAGGGCTTCAGAGAGAAGACGGGGATCCGATTCTTGATAAGCGCGTTATGGACGGATTCAATGTTAAATTCTACGGTAATATGATGTGCTTAACCTATCAGGCGGAAGTTCAAATTAGAGAGGTTTATGCAAATGGCTTCGAACAGGAGATTGAACAGCGCTTAAGTGACATCTCTTCTTTCCTTAAAAAAGAATATAGAAAAATTACTGGAGAATCTGTCACTCTTACGGCCGAGGGAGAAATTGATGTTGATGTTCAGTCTACATCTCGCGTAAGAAATTGGGTGCAAGCAAAGATGCACTACAAAGTTGGCGGCTTATCGGAAGATATGAACGACGACAACAGCGGTTCCACAAACCCAATTGAGACCAACTGGAGAAACTTCATGGATCAGGGCGGCTGGGATGGCTCCGGCGGAAAGCGCCCAAAAAATGATACTCGTCCGAAAAATAGCGGAGAGTAAAAATGAAGAATTTAATTCAATGGCACAAAAGGACAGTTAGAAGTGTCGAGGTGGCGTTGGGATTATCTTCTTATCAAACACTATGGTTAACTTTTGCGAAAGGGTTATTCATTGGATATCTTATAGGAACTTTCATATGAAAATAAATCAAGAAAATCTTCGCCGTATTATTGTCGAAGAATATATCAAAGAAGAAGGTCTCGAAGAGGCTGATCAAGAAGAAATCGAAAAACTTTTACGACAAATTCGTGGCAACAAATATCTTCCCCCTGAAGAGAGAGACGGAAGAAGATATAAAACCAATGATGGTGAAACGATATCAATGGACATGCCACACAAGCAAGAAAGCCCGGTGGAGAATGCTGTGGATAGCATTCATGCCATGGTGGCAGACATGAATCCTGAAGATGTAGCACAAATTTTTCAAATTGTATTTGATAGGTTGCCAGGAGTCGAGATTCAAGATCCGGAACCTGAGCCTGACACTCTATACAAACCGGGAGCAGAGGGGCGCCCCACCGCCGGATTTAGATTAGAAGAATTGAAGACACTTATTAGAAAAGTACTTGGGG